CGCGCTTTTACCGTGTAAACGGGTTTATCCTCCTTCATCTCTTGAGCCGAAATGGAAGATTTCACTCAAGAACCAACCAACCACTACGTCCTAGGAAAGGGGTCTCATTTAGTTGACGCACTCCACCTTCGTCCCGCAAAGACAGGGTCAACCACTTCCGAAGACGTAATCCCTCTTCACTTCGAGGACCCCAACTTACGTGAAATCGCTAAGTATGGGGGGTACTCAACCTACAGCTCTAACTCTAACACTGATCCTCATGTTAGAGAGAGTCTAAAGCTATTCTCCCGAGACATCTACGAGGACATTCGTGGTTTCACTCGCCGCCCACAAGGTAACGTGGGTATGTACACTTCATTAATGAAGTTTGCAGGCGAGAAAAACACATTCTCAAGTCTCTCACCATCACAACAAGCCTCGATGCGCCGTTCTATCGGCAAAGCGAAAAAGGCATTCAAGTTGCCATACAAGCGTGAACCGCTTGATTGGCACGAGGTGGGTCAGTTCCTCAGGCGTGATACGTCTGCAGGTTCAACTTTCATGGGCGCCAAGAAAGGCGATTGCATGGAAGAGATCTACCATGAAGCGAGATGGTTAGGACACAGAATGAAACAGGATGGTAGAGCCAGTTTCAACCCATCCAGGATGCGGTTCCCTCCGTGTCTTGCAGGCCAGCGTGGCGGAATGTCAACTATCGACGATCCGAAAACGCGCCTGGTTTGGGTCTATCCAGCAGAGGTGTTGACAGTCGAAGGTTTCTACGCTCCTTTGATGTATCGTGACTTTATGAACGATCCCAACTCACCAATGCTAAATGGAAAAAGTGCGCAACGCCTTTACACCGAATGGTGTTGCAAACTAAGGGAAGGGGAGACACTTTATGGTATCGACTTTTCGTCTTTTGACACAAAAGTACCAGCGTGGCTAATTCGTGTTGCATTTGATATTCTGCGTCAGAATATCGAATGGACAACCTTTCAGGGAAAACCTGTTGATAAGGTTGAATCACAGAAGTGGCGAAACGTTTGGGATGCCATGGTGTGGTATTTCATTAACACTCCCATCCTCATGCCTGACGGACGAATGTTCCGTAAATACAGGGGTGTACCTTCCGGGTCTTGGTGGACGCAGATGATCGATTCAGTAGTGAACCACATACTTATCGATTATCTTGCGGACTGCCAGGAAGTAGAGATCCGAAACCTGAAGGTTCTGGGCGACGACAGTGCGTTCAGAGGTAACGACCAGTTCGATCTGGAAGTTGCAAAAATAGATTGCGTTCCAACTGGAATGATCATCAAACCGG